TGCGGCAACATCAGCGGGGCAAAACAATCCTCCCGCCGGGCTCAGCCGGTGGGGTATTATGAATAAAGTTTGTATTTCAGATACTTGTCAATAGGTTTTTCAAACTTTTTTTGTGATGTTCGCAACAGTTCACAAAAATTTTGTGTACAACAGGCCCTGGGCGGAGTATAATATAGCCATGATACAGACCCCGCCACGCCTCTCAACGATGCGTACCATGGCGGGGTCGCTTTTTTATTATCCGGAGATATTTCTATGAAAGAATTAAAGAAACATCTTTCCCTTACAGAGCAAGTCGCCCTTCTGGAATCCCGCGGGCTTGTTATTGCCGACAAGCAAGCGGCAGAAGAATTGCTCTATCATGTAAATTATTATCGGCTTTCCGGTTATCTCCATGGGTTCAAGCAGGAAGATAAAGCACATTATCTTTCCGGTACTACGCTGGAGCAGATCAAAGCTCTGTACGACTTTGACCGCAAATTAACTCGTATTCTGATGTTTGCCCTGGAAGATATTGAGGAAACCTTAAAAACAAGGCTTTCCTATTCTCTTACATCCGCTTTCCCTGAAAATCCTCTGATTTATCTTGATAGCTCACTCTACCGCAATCAATCAGATTTCTTGAAATTTTCCAGCCTATTCTACCATGAACTCAGAAACAATCGAAATCTCCCCTTTATCAAGCATCACATCGAAGAATATGACGGAAATCTTCCCATGTGGGTTGCCGTTGAGATCCTGACGATGGGGAATCTTTCAGCCATTTACAAAAATCTGAAAGGTCCTTATCAGAAAGTATTGGCCCGCAGCTATCATACCGGCCCGGTTCAGCTGGAAAATTGGATCGAGAATCTAACCTTTACCCGAAACCACCTTGCCCATTATATGCGGATCTATGATTTCAACTTCGGCCGTACTCCGACCCAATGCAAACATCATCACCAGTATAAGGAAACCAGCGGACGGATTTTCGATCAGATCTATATCATGTCCTTCCTATACTCGACCCCGGATGAATGGAATAACTATGTCATCCCTGAAATCAAAGGATTGCTGGAAGAATATTCCGAGTATGTAAAGCTTCCTGCATTGGGATTTCCCGAGGATTGGGCCAATATCTTGAAGCGTCCATAATTCCAGTCATAAAGAATCCCCGGCAGCTCTGTACGATAGAGCCGCCGGGGCCAGATGGGGAATCTGTCTGTCGGAGAATAATCATAGGATAAGAAAACACGCCTGCTGAGCAATTTCATTGTACCATGATCCTGCTCAGCGCACAAGGAGCAATCATGGCAAGAAGAAAGAAAGTGTCTCCCGGGAACCGTCTGGTTGCCTACTACCGTTACAGCGGCGGTTCCCAGCAGACCGAGCAGAGCATCGAGGGCCAGCGCCGGGACTGCGAAGCCTACGCCCGGCAGCATGGCTTGACTATCGTGCATGAATACATTGACCGGCACATTTCGGGCCGTGGTGTTGAATCCAGGCTGGCTTTTCAGCAGATGATCGCAGATAGCAGCAAACATCTGTTCGATCTCGTGATCTGCTGGAAAACTGACCGTTTTGCCCGCAATCGCTATGATAGTGCGGTCTACAAAAAGAAGCTGCGAGATAACGGAGTTCGTATTCTTTATGCAGCCGAAAGCTCTGTGGAAGGACCAGAGGGCATTATTCTGGAAGGTCTGATGGAATCCCTGGCCGAATACTATTCCGCTGAGCTGGCTCAAAAGATGCGGCGTGGTATGCGGGAATCCGCACTCAAGGGGAAGGCAATCAATCCTAACCGCCCCCTGGGGCTTACCACAGATGAACACAAGCGTTTTATTATTGACGAGAAAAATGCCCCCACTATCCGGTTCATCTTTGAGCATTATGCGGCCGGAGAGAGCAGCGCTTCCATCGTGGATCAGCTGAACGCTGCCGGGCTCCGTACCAGTAAGGGCAATTCTTTCAACAAATGCAGCATTCCTCGCATCATCCAGAATGAAGCCTATCACGGTGTCTATATCTGCAAAGCCTACGATGTCCGTATTGATGGGGCAATCCCCGCCATCATCGACGATGATTTATGGAAGAGGGCGCAGAAAATGCTCACGCTCAATAAACAGCACCGTGCACCACATAGTTCCCATGCTGATTACTTGCTCTCTGGCAAGCTTTTCTGCGGTTGCTGCCACAGTCTGATGCGGGGCATCTCCGGCCACAACTGCCGCAACGATGTTTACTATTACTATGCTTGCGGGAATAAAGCTGATGGCGGTACCTGCAAAAAGAAAAACATCCCAAAAGATGTTTCCGAGAATCTTGTGGTCAATGCCATCTGTGAAAATATCCTTCGTCCAGACACTCTTGAAGATCTGGCCGACGCTATTGCCGCTGCACAGCAGGCAGATGTCAACCAGCCCGATCCAGAGCGTGCAATGTTAGAGCAAAACCTGGCTGATGTGCGCCGAAAAATCAACAATATCATTGAATCCATTGAAAACGGTACTGCCAGCTCTCGTCTGTCCGCCCGCCTTGCTGACTTGGAGCAGCAGGAAAGCACCCTCAACTATCAATTAGAATCCCTGAAAGAAGTTCATCCACCCGTTCTGGATCGTGAGCGCATCCTCTTCCTATTGGAGCAGTTCCTTATCTCTCCCAACGAACGTACCGAGGATTATAACCGCAGGATCATTGATACCTTTGTAAATCGCATCGAGATCACAGACACGGAAATGCTTATTTATTTTAATCTTTCCGAAGCGTCTGCTTCCGAAAAACAAAAAAATTCCCAGCCGAACAATTGTTCGACTGGGAATCATCTGGTCCGAGTGGCGAGAATCGAACTCACGGCCTCTTGAACCCCATTCAAGCGCGCTACCAAAACTGCGCTACACCCGGATATCGTCCTCTGCCTCCCTACCGAAGCATTGGCGACAAAAGATATTATACGCATCTTTCCGGGTTTTGTCAACACTTTTCTGCATCTTTTTCTGATTTTTTCAAGAAAAGTATGATTTTCGTCGTATGAGCGCCGCTTTACTTTTTTGCTTTTACGCCAGTTTCCGCTTCCGCGGCCCGCAGCTGCCTGTCCTTTTCCAGCAGGGGCTTGAGGTACTGGCCGGTAAAGCTGCCGGGCACCTCGGCCACCTGCTCGGGCGTACCCTCGGCAATCACCAAGCCGCCGGCGCTGCCGCCTTCAGGGCCAAGGTCAATGATGTGGTCGGCACACTTGATGAGATCCAGGTTGTGCTCAATGACAATGACCGTGTTGCCCGCATCCACCAGCTTCTGCAGCACCTCGATCAGGCGATGCACGTCCGCAATGTGCAGGCCGGTGGTGGGCTCATCGAGGATATACACCGTCTTGCCGGTGCTGCGGCGGGCCAGCTCATTGGCCAGCTTGACCCGCTGGGCTTCGCCGCCGGACAGGGTGGTGGCACTCTGGCCAAGGGTCACATAGCCAAGACCCACATCCAGAAGGGTCTGCAGCTTGCGGGCGATCTTGGGCTGGTTGGCAAAGAACACCACCGCCTCCTCCACGGTCATATTCAGCACGTCGGAGATGGTCTTTTCCTTATACTTTACCTCCAGCGTCTCGCGGTTATAGCGCGCGCCCTTGCATACCTCACAGGGAACATAAACATCCGGCAGAAAGTGCATCTCGATCTGCAGAATGCCATTGCCTTCGCAGGCCTCACAGCGGCCGCCCTTGACATTGAAGCTGAACCTTCCCGGGCCGTAGCCGCGCATCTTTGCATCCTGGGTCTCGGCAAAGACGGCGCGGATATCGTTGAACACGCCGGTATAGGTGGCCGGGTTGGAGCGGGGCGTGCGGCCGATGGGCTGCTGGTCGATGCCAATGACCTTATCCACAAACTCCAGACCCTCCACCCCGTCGCACTTGCCCGCACGGCTGCGGGCACCGTTCAGCTCACAGGCCAGCGTCTTGTACAGGATCTCATTGATCAGGCTGGACTTGCCGGAACCGGAAATGCCGGTCACACAGACGAACTCCCCCAGCGGGAACCGGACATCAATGTTGCGCAGGTTGTTTTCCCGGGCACCTTTCACGGTCAGGAAGTTCCCATTGCCGGTGCGGCGGGTCTGGGGCACGGCAATGCGCTTGCGGCCGGAAAGGTAATCGCCGGTGATGCTCCGCTTGGCCTTACAGATATCCTTCACGGAACCCGCCGCCACGATCTCGCCGCCGTGAACGCCCGCGCCGGGGCCCACATCCACGATATAGTCCGCGCTGCGCATGGTATCCTCATCGTGCTCGACCACGATGACGGTATTGCCGAGGTCCCGCAGGTTCTTCAGGGTTGCAATGAGCTTGTCGTTATCGCGCTGGTGCAGGCCAATGCTGGGCTCGTCCAGCACATAGAGCACGCCGGACAGCGCACTGCCGATCTGGGTGGTGAGGCGGATGCGTTGGCTCTCGCCGCCGGACAGTGTGCCGGCCGCACGGGCCAGGGTCAGGTAATCCAGACCCACGCTCTGCAAAAACTGCAGGCGGTTCCGGATCTCCTTCATGATCTGACCGCCGATCTGCCTCTGCTTCTCGGTCAGGTTCGGCTCATTTTCGGCAATAAATTTCAGCTCATCCCGGATGGACATTTCGCAGAACTCGCTGATGTTCTTATCCCCAACGGTCACTGCCAGCACCACCGGCTTCAGGCGCTTGCCGTGGCAGTCCGGGCACTCCACGCCGGACATGAAGCTGCCGATCTCTTCCTTCATCCACTCGCTGTTGGTCTCCCGGAAGCGGCGCTCCAGGTTCTCCACAATGCCCTCAAACGTATTATAGTAGACACCGCTGCCGAACTCGTTGGTTCGGTGCATCTCGATCTTTTCGCCGTTGGTGCCGTAGAGCAGAGCGTTCACCGCCTCGGTGCTCATATCCTTGATGGGCGTGTCCAGCGTAAAGCCGTATTTTTTACCCAGACCAAGGTAGTACATTTCGCTGACAGAGCCCTCAGCGTAGTACCAGCCGCTGGCCTTGATGGCCCCCTGCCGGATGGACAGGTTCTTATTGGGCAGGATGCGCTCCTCGTCCACCCGCATAAACGTACCAAGGCCCGTGCACTTCTCACAGGCACCCTGGGGGTTGTTGAAGGAGAAGAGCCGGGGCGACAGGTCCCCGATGGAGATGCCGTGCTCCGGGCAGGCGAAGTTCTGGCTAAAGGTCATGCACTCCCCACCGATGACATCGATCTCAGCGATGCCGCCGGTCAGGGCCAGCGCAGTTTCCAGTGAATCCGCCAGACGACCGCGGATGCCCTTGCGCATGGCAAGGCGGTCCACCACAATCTCCACCGTGTGCTTGATGTTCTTTTCCAGCGTGATCTCTTCGTCCAAGTCATACAGATTGCCGTCGATCCTCACACGGGAGTAGCCGCCCCGCCGGGCGGCATCCAGCTCCTTCTGCTGCGTGCCCTTGCGCTGGCGTACCACAGGAGCCAGCACCTGGAATTTGGTGCCGTCCTCCAGCTTGAGCACGGCATCCACCATCTCATCCACGGTCTGCTGGCTGATGACGCGGCCGCACACCGGGCAGTGGGGCACGCCCACCCGGGCATACAACAGACGCAGGTAATCGTAGATCTCGGTCACGGTGCCCACGGTAGAGCGGGGGTTGTGGCTGGTGGTCTTCTGGTCAATGGAAATGGCCGGCGACAGGCCGGTGATCTCATCCACATCGGGCTTGTCCATCCGGCCCAGGAACATCCGGGCGTAGCTGGAAAGGCTCTCCACATAGCGGCGCTGGCCGTCGGCATAAATGGTATCGAAGGCAAGGCTCGACTTGCCGGAACCGGACAGGCCGGTCATAACAATGAATTTTTCGCGCGGGAGGGTCAGATCAATATTCTTCAGGTTGTGCTCCCGTGCGCCTTTGATGACGATCTTATCGTTTGCCAAGGTACTTTCTCCCTCTTCTCTGTGTCTGTGCATGGTTCTGCCTGCGCTCGGTCTCGGCATCCGAGTCCACGGTGGGGTTCTCGCCCCGGCGCAGGCGGTCGATCTGGTCACGCAGGAAGGCCGCATGCTCAAATTCCAGCAGCTTGGCAGCCTCCTTCATCTCCCGGGTCAGGCGCTCGATGGCAGCTTCCCGCTCCAGTTTGCCCATGCGGCGGGTATTCCGCTTTGCGTTCTCCGCCTTATCGCTGATCTCAATGCTGTCCGCAATGGCCTTGACGATGGTCTTAGGCACGATGCCGTGTTCTTCATTATAGGCCATCTGGATGGCGCGGCGGCGCTCGGTCTCGGTGATGGCACGGTCCATGCTGTCCGTCACCTCATCGGCGTACATAATGACCAGACCCTCGGCGTTGCGGGCCGCGCGGCCAATGGTCTGGATGAGGCTGGTCTCACTGCGCAGGAAGCCTTCCTTGTCGGCATCCAGGATCGCCACAAGGCTGACCTCGGGCAGATCCAGACCCTCACGCAGAAGGTTGATGCCCACCACCACATCGATAGAGCCCAGGCGCAGATCTTTGATGATCTCCATCCGTTCAAAGGTATCCACCTCGTGGTGCATATATTTGACCTTGATGCCCTGCTCAGTCAAAAAGTCGGTCAGGTCCTCGGCCATCTTCTTGGTCAGGGTGGTTACAAGAACGCGCTCGTTCTTCGCCGTGCGGGCGTTGATCTCGCCCAGCAGGTCAGTCACCTGCCCCTCCACGGGCCGCACCGAGATCAGCGGGTCCAGCAGGCCGGTGGGCCGGATGACCTGCTGCGCGATCCGGGTGCTGTTCCGGCGCTCGTACTCGCCCGGCGTGGCCGAGACGAACACCATCTGGTTCAGTTTGCTTTCCACCTCCTCAAACTTGAGGGGGCGGTTGTCAAAGGCCGACGGCAGACGGAAGCCATATTCCACCAGCGTCTTTTTGCGGGCGTAGTCGCCGCCGTACATAGCACGCACCTGCGGCAGGGTCACATGGCTCTCATCCACAAAAAGCAGAAAATCCTCCGGGAAATAATCCAGCAGGGTGGTGGGCATACTGCCCGGCGCACGGCCCGACAGCACCGCCGAGTAGTTTTCGATGCCCTTGCAGATCCCCACTTCGGTCAGCATTTCGATGTCGTAGTTCGTTCGCTGCTGGATGCGCTGGGCTTCAATGAGCTTGCCCTCGGCGGTGAACTTCTTCACCTGCTCGTCGCACTCGGCGCGGATCTTTTCAATGGCCGCTGCCTTTTTATCGGCACTGACGATGTAGTGGCTGGCCGGGAAGATGGCCACATGCTTCACCACGTTCTGCCGGGTGCCGGTAACGGGATTGAACTCCGTGATGCGGTCGATCTCATCCCCGAAGAACTCCACCCGGATGGCAAGGTCGCTCATGTAGGCCAGATAGATATCCACCGTGTCGCCGTGAACACGGAACTTATTGCGGATAAAATTGATGTCGTTCCGCTCATATTGCAGGGTGACGAGCTTTTTGCACAGGTCATCCCGCTCCATCTGCATCCCGGGCCGCAGGCTGATGACCATGCTGCGGTAATCGATGGGGTCACCCAGAGAGTAGATACAGGACACCGATGCCACAATGATGACATCCCGCCGCTCCGAAAGCGCCGCTGTGGCCGAATGGCGCAGGCGGTCGATCTCATCGTTGATGGCGCTGTCCTTTTCAATGTAGGTATCGGTGCTGGGGATGTAGGCTTCGGGCTGGTAGTAATCGTAGTAGGAAACAAAATACTCCACCGCATTGTCCGGGAAGAACGAGCGGAACTCGGTGCAGAGCTGGGCCGCCAGCGTCTTATTATGGGCCAGCACCAGCGTGGGGCGGTTGCACCGGGCGATCACATTGGCCATGGTAAAGGTCTTGCCGCTGCCGGTCACGCCCAGCAGGGTCTGGCAGCGGTCGCCCCGCTCAACGCCCTCTACCAGCTGCTCAATGGCCTGGGGCTGATCACCCGTGGGGGCATAGTTGGAGACGAGATGGAACTGTTCATCGGCCATGTCTCGGTTCTCCTTTCTGTTCTCAGATAGAACTACAAATAGTTGTGTTTTTATGTTGATTATAGCACAACTATTTTATAATATCAATACGGCCTGAGCATCTCACCGGTCTGAAAATCGTAGAACGGCAGGCGGTTAGCCTCCCGCATGGAGAAATATTCGCTCTCGGTCAGAATGATATGATCCCGCAGATGCACCTTGACCAGCCCCAGTGCCCGGACGATATTCTCGGTGGCCATCAGATCCTCCCGCGAGGGCAGAGCCACGCCGTTGGGGTGGTTATGGCAGAGCACCACGCTGTCGGTACCGCCCTTGAGGGCTGCCGCCACCACATCCTTGATTTCCAGACTCACCCGGTCGCTGGTGCCGTCCCGCAGCCAGAACAGCCCCTTGATGCGGCTGCGGCCATCCAGCGCAGCCAGCAGGGCGCGTTCCTGCACAGTCCCGGCAAACTGTGCCATCAGGTATTCGGCCAGCTGGTCGGTGGTCTTCATGCATTTTTTGCCGTTGACCGCACACTGGGTATAGTATCTGCCGATCTGCGGCAAAAGATGCAGCATCCGGGCGGTAGAGGGGCCTACGCCCTCCACCGTCAGCAGATCCTCCTCGGAGGCATCCAGCACCCCGGCAAAGTCTCCGAACCGGTCCATGAGGACATGGGCAAGGCCGTTTGTGTCCTTGCGGGTGTTGGTGATGTAAAGGACATATTCCAGCGCTTCGTGGGGTGCCAGACTTTCCAGTCCGTACTGCTCCACCCGGGCGCGCATCCGCTGGCGGTGCCCCGTATGCGGGCTGCTTTCCTTCGCCAT